TAGCATTTGCTAATTGTTTAAAAATACCAAATTGTCTAGTCAAACGGCTTTCATCTAATCCATATACTTCTGACATTTTATCAATATATGTTTCAATTCTTTTTGAAGATTGTTCTATTGTTTCATTAGCATTTTTATAAGCAACCTCAAGTAAGTTTACATTTTCAACATATTCTGATGATTTTTGTGCTAAACTAAACATTCCTTTGCCTAATTTAGTAATTGCTTTTGTAAAACCTTCAATAACTTTTATATTAAACGCTGTTCCTAATATATCACCAATTTTTTTAGTTTCTTTTTGATTTTCTTTAACTTCTTTGCTTAATGCTTTAGCAGTTTTATCCATTTCTTGTAATGCTTGAGTTGCTTTTGGATTTTTTAAAGCACTAACATATCCATAAACTTTTTGTAATTCTCTTTCATATTTAGTTACTTGGTCAAGATTTTTTACTGTATTATTAAAAGAAACGGCTATTTTTGTTTCATTATCCATTAACTCACCTTCCTTTCTTTTTAAGTTTTTCTATATATTGTTGTTTTAGTGTTCCAAAATATATAAGTGAGTTTTCAAATTGTTCATAAGTTTCCTTATGTTTCTTTTTCTTTTCTTCTAATTCTTGTTCTTTTCTAGTTTCATTATAAGGTTTTACTGGATAAGTGTCAATTTTAGAATTATCCTTGTTACCCTTAAACATACCAGCAAAAGTATTATGTATAAATTGCTTTAATGATGTAAACAGTTTGCCATTTCCATCATGTATGTATAGCCCTTGCAACCAACATTTGTAATCAAGTTCTTCCATCTCTCTTTTTTTCTTATTAATAAAAGAAGTACGGTATGAAACGAATAATTGTGGGTCATCTTTCCAAAATTCTTCTGCACTCATACCGTACTCTAATGCTTGTGGAAAAAGATAATTACAATAATATTCATAATAAGAATTATTATATCTTTTTAAAATATCTTCTTCTGATTCTTGTACTATTTCTTGTTGGCTTGGGCTTTCAAGTTTTTTAAGTCTTGCTCATAATTTGTTTTCATAGCAATACATTCTTGTAAGTATTCCCAATATTTTTCAGAAAGCCAATCACTTTTTTCACTATCTTCAAAGTATGGTGCTAAAAGTTCTTTGACTTCTGATGGTTTTAAATGATGATTTGGATATAACCAAATCAAAAATGCTCTTTCCATTGTTTTGTGCATTGTTTCATTTTTAAGTTCAATTTCTTTTTCTAAATCATCTGCACTAACAATTAGTGATTCTGGGTTAAAATCATCATCTAATTCTTTATCGTCCATGTAATCATATAATCCTCTAGTGATTATAGCCATAGACTTTTTAATATTACAAGCTCTGTCTATTTGAACGAAGCTATCTCTGTTTAACTCTAATGTGTACTCTGTACCATTTAATTCTATTATTTCATTTTTTTTCATATAATTATCTCCTATTTTCCTATATTTTATATTTTTATAGGGCAAATCAAGGAATTAATCTTAATTTAGTATAAATATACTATTTTAAGTTAATTCCTTAAATTATGCCTTCTAAATCATAATTAATCAACTACTACTAAAATTGTTCTTTTGAATGAAGCATATCCACTCTTAGAAGCAGTAATAGTTATAATTGCTGAACCAGCAGAAACACCAGTAATTGTTAATGCTCCTGTTGATGAAACATAAGATGCAGTTGCTATTGTACCAGCATCAGATGATGCAGATATTGTAGCATCTGATGGATTAGTTGATAAAGTAATAACTTTATTTGCACTATCCCCAGTATGTCCTACATTAACTACTTCGTCAATAGCAGAAGTAAATACTACTGTATCTTCTACTAAATCGTAGCAGTTTTCAACATATTCATCTGAAGTTGTAGGTGTAATTGTTACTTCACCTTGTTCTAATGAACCAACATCAGTATTGTTAGCTTTGTAACTAACTTGTCCTGAATATTTAAATCCAGTAAAGTCTGGTAATAATCTTAAGAAATCATGAGTTTCACCCTTAATTGCTTCAAGTACATTGATATTATCTCTGTGAGTGAAGAATGGGATTGTTTTTTGTGGATTTTCTTGACGACCTTCAACTGAAGTTGCTTGTTTATTACCAATAGCTGTTTTATCTAATTGAGCTGGTGTAGCTCCGTTTTCACCTGTACCAGTTACAGGTAATAATATAGAGTATTTACCATTTGCTTTTTTCATAAGTAAAGCAGAACCTCTGTGTTCAGATAATGCTCTATCTTCAATACTATTAATCATATTATTTTCATCTCCTTATTATATTTCCCCTTGCAGTTCCTACCATACATTGATATTGTATTGTTCTTCTAAAAATACTTGTATCCATATCTGGTGTAGGTCTGCATAATGTTAATTTTAAATTTATACTTTCAAAGAATTTCAATGTTAAGTTAGTTAATTCATCATTAATTAGTTCAGATGCAACTACTTGATTATTTATAGTTTTGTTTTTAGTGTATATATTAATTGTTATATATAAACCTTTATAATTTTCTATTTTATCAACAGTACAATAATTTGTATCAACAATATTTGATGTTTGTATTGTAATTATTGGAAAATAGGGAGAGGCACTAGTATAACCCTTAACCACAAGTGGTTGTTTGGGATTAATAGTGTAATATTGTGATTTCTCCTCAATAAATTTTTTATATTCAGATACTATTTCATTATATTTTTCTATCATAAAGTACTAGCACCTCCTGTATTTTCTTCATAATTCATTATCCAATCTTTTAATTGATTTTTAATTTCTTCTGCTGACAATCTATAAATTTCAAACCCTTCAAACCCTTTAGTATAATTAAACTGACCATATTTATAATATACCCAACCATTAATATGTTGGTTAACATTATATTCCCAAGCATTTGCTTTAGGATGGTCTTGTCCTACTATACCAGTACCATATTCAAATGCCAATGCAACAGAAAATGTTCCGTCATAGCCTTCTGAATCAGTAGCAACACTTAAATTATTATGTATTATAAATCCATTCCTTTCAGGTTCTATTTTATTGTTTTCAATATATTCAGAAAACAATTCATCCATTCCTGTATTATAATTACTATTAAGCAATAATGTTGTAGCCATTTGTTTAACAACATTTAAGCATTTTTCTTGAATGTATTTTTGAAAGTTTTCGTCAGTTTTCATTTTTGCAAATTTTTTAACATAACTTATATAACTTTGCAGTTTTTCTAAACTATTAACTCTTGTATTAATATTTAACATTTTAATCTTCTTTATTATTTATTTTTGGAAAAACTGTTTTTTTAGGTTCTTCCTTTTTTTCTTCGTATAAACGAAATTTACCTGTTCCTACAAAATCACCAGCTATTGACTTGTTTACTTCTTTTGTAGCACCAGTTTTAATATCTTGAATTTTAACTTTCTCCATTGTTATCCTCCTTAATAATTTCTTCAAACAGAATCATTATTTTAGTATTTTGTCTTTTATATGCTCTTACTACATAATTGGCATTGTCACCATTATTAGTTTCATTACTAGGATTAGCACCATATAAATATGCTTTATCAAATATTTTAATTTTGCCATCATCAGTATAATTTATTAAACAACTAACAATATTATTATCAGTTTCGCCATAAGCCTTAATAAATGCTTCCATTTGCTTAGTAGTTAATGGTTGATAATTAACCCTACCAAAGTAAAATGGTTTACTGTATGTAACGATTTCATTTAAATAGTCATCATATACTACATCATTTTTAGATGCAATATATAAATCCTTATTCCAATTTTGAAATATATGATTTGGTGCATTAAATTTGTTCATCAATTTCCTCGTTTTCTATAATTACTCCAACTAATGGTTCTATTTCTCCTCTTAATTCATTTGAAATATAGCCACTATCACGAGTCCAAGATAAACCATTTTCAGCATAAGATTTTATGCCTTCAGTACCAATTCCTTGATAAATTTCAACAGAGCATCTTAATTGCCAATTTTTATACTTTTTAGGTAATTCTATTTCAGAATAATCTTCGTAAGGAAATCTTAAAGAAAGTGCAATATATTTACTATCTTCTAAAAGTCTTTTCAAAACCTTTATATAAGTTTCATAAATAGTTATATCTCCAAAATATGTATATTCAATTTCATCTACTGTTATTGTTCCTAAAGATAAATTAACAGATGTTATTTTACCAAATTCAACCATTTCTTCATCAATAAGATTATAGACTAAATCATCTACCTTTGGTTCATTGCTTAATGTATAAACATTTTCAACTTCATCTCCAGCATATCCATAATATGTTATGCCTTCGCCAAAAATTAATGGATTGTACTCTATTCTTTCTTTTAGTAAGTCTAATTGTGTTGCACTTTCCATATATATCTCTCCTTTATTATCCTCTTGAAATTACACGAGCAACTGGAATTAATTTGTCATCAACATAAACTTTAGCAGAATCAGTTTTATCATTGTTTGCTAATTCCCAGTTAGAACCAGTAGCAAATGCTTCATTAGTTGGTGATACTGAACCTGTTCCTTTATAAGAAATATATTTTGGAACTACCATTTCACGAACACGAGTGATTAAATCAGTTTTACCACCTTTTTCGTAAGCATCACGAGCTAATTCACTTGGTACTTCAGCACCGATGTTTTCATATTCAAAGAAACCTTTTTGGAATACATAAGATGTATAAATATCTCCTAAACTATCGCTAGTTACAGGCATATCATCATCTACGATTACTAAACGACCATTGAATGTACCAATAGTTAAATCTCTTTCAATACCATTTGCATCAGTATATTTTAAGAAATCTAATAAATTTAAACCTTCAAGGTTAGTTGATACTGCACTGTGCATAAAGATTACATCTAATTTTGCTTTTTTATCTCCTAATGCTTGTTGAGAAGCACGGTTTAAAGCATCTGCACTTAAAGTTGATGTAGCATCATTTGAAATATCATAAGTGTGTTTTGCAACGAATTGTCCGTCAACTCCACCTGTCATACCAAAGATACCTTCAAGAATTGCTAATACAGTAGCTTGTCTTTGTTCATCCCAGTATTCATTAACTTCTCCAGCTTCAGCTTTGAAGTTAGCACCAGTTATATCACTAGCGAAATCATATTCTCCCCATGCTTTAGCACGCCCATAACAAATTTTTCTTTGATAGAAAGTATCTCTCTCAGAACCTTTTGGAATATCAGTGTTTCCATCATAGTTTACTGGATTTCCACCTAATCTACCTTTGATTGGTTCAGTTACAGCATAACCACCTGATTGTTCAGACATTTTTGCTTTGTATTCATTTACATTTGTAAATAATCCACTTTTAATTAAACTATTTTCTTTTGTACTTGGTAATGTATTTCTATACATTTCAAATACTTCTTCATTAAAGATTTTATCTCTAAATTTTTCCATATTTTATCTCTCCTTCTTTATTATTTTAAATTTTTAAATTCTTGTGGATGTTCTTCAATAAACTTTTGTTGTTCTTCAGCACTTAATTCACCGAATTTTTCAAAAGTATTAATTGAATCATCAGTTTGATTAACATTTGACATAGTAGGAGCTAAATCAATTTTAGTTAAGTTTTCAGTAGTTGCTTTTGCAGTTGTATCTTTAATAGCATTTATAGTTTCTTTCCATCTATTTGCTCTTGAAATTGTAGCTTCTTGGTCATCAGTAACTAAATCTTCAATTTGTTCATCAGTTAATCCTTCACCAGCTAAAATTTCTTTTGCCTTTGCTCTTGCAACAGTAATTCTTGATTCTCTAAGATTTTTTTCAATTTCTTGTTTTTGAGCTTCAAGTTTTTGTTGTTCTGTCATATTAGCCTTATTAATTTCGTCTAATTGACTTTTAATGTTATCATAATCACCATATTTGCTATTTTCAGCTTTCAACTTGTCAATTTCTTGTTGCAACTCTTTTGCTTTTGCACTTTCTTGAACATGAAAATTATTTAATAAATTCGTAATTTGTTCTTCAGTTGCATTTTCTCCTAATATCTTTCTTGCCTCATCTCTTGTCATAATATCTCCTCCTTTATACAGTATATTTTAATACAGCCTATACCTAGCCAAATAGAGAAATATTTTTAACATTTGTAAAGCAAAAACCAAATGTTAAAATGTATGGTCGGGTAGATGGAGTTGCACCATCAAATCTTTTTTCCCCGATAAAGAAGATTAACCTTGTTGGTTTTCAACTTCAGTTGTATCTTCTATTTTATTATTTTGTTCATTTATACCATTTGTGTTGTTACTTCTGCTATCTAATTCAGCTTTAATTGTTTGTTGCTCTTTTACATAAGCCTCTTGCATTTTAGTTACTGCTGTTGGGTCTGAGAATAATCCAATTACAGCATTTCTAATTTCTGGTGGGATTTGTGCAGTAGCAAGGTTAATTAATGCTTGTGTTTTAACAAGTAAGTTTTCACTTAAATCTCTACTGAACTTAATATCAATATCACTTACTTTTAAGTTCTTAATTGTACTATCTTTAGAATTTCTACAAATTTTAAGAATTACTTTTAAAGCATTTCTATCACATTTCTTAAATGCTTTTTCTTCTGTTTCAACTCTAACACTAGCACTTGTAAATCCTTGACCAGTTAATACAGCCTTACCAGTTTCAGCATTGCTTAAATAACCATTTTGTGATGCTTCTGGAACACTTAATATGCTATGTAATGCACTTAATTTTCTTAAATAATAAATTTGAGTATCTAATGACTTTAATCTTGATTGTAATAATTCAACTGATGCTTTCTTTTGGTCTGTTGATTTAATTGATACAGCACCATATTGTTTTATTGCATCTAATTTGTCTTTATCAACTTCAGCATTTGTAAATACCATTATTGCATTAACAAATTGTTCAATATCATCTTTATCAAGATTTTCTACATAATTTATATCATCAAATATGTCTTTACATATTTCTAATAAACTCATTCTTCTATTATTGAAATAATATTCTGTAATTAAATGTATATTTTGAATAATTGGAGCAAATCTTGCTTCTTTTCCATTAATTTCTTGGCTAATTATTTTTAATTGACCTGTTTTATTATTAACAACATACATTTTATTTCTTAAATATACTGTGTATTCACTATAATATTTATCCATATTTTCTGGTTTTCCAGTTTCAGGATTAACTTTTTGAACTATATATTTTTTAGATGTTTCTACATAAGATAATAATTGTTCGTGTTTAATTGAACTTGAATATACTACTTCTGTATTAATTACATCTAAATTTATAATATCAAATGGGGCTTCATCTTCTTCAGTTATTTTACTTGCATTGTTATATCTAAATCCACGACCAACTGTAAATATATCTTCATACATATCTTGGTCTTTTTGGTCTTTATCTTCAAATAAGTTGTATTTGTTTAATTCAGATATTTCTTGATTAGCAACATCATCTAATGGAGCATATTGAATTGGCTTACCAACTAAAAATGCTTTTTTCCAATCCATAAATGCCCAAGCCCAGTTTTCAACTCCTGTATTATTAATATCCGTTCTTGTTTTTTTCTCTTTAAATCTTATATCTTGAATACCGTATAAATAATCTTGTAAATATTTTATTTCTTCTTTATTATGTTCGTGAAATTTTATACTATTATCTAGTATATCTAATATCATATTTTCTTGGTCTTTTTGTTTACTGTTAAGAAGTTGTTCTTCTGTATAATTAGCATAAATAACAGTTCTACCGTGTGTTTCCATTTACTCAACTCCTTTTGCTAAATAATAAATGTATAACAAAAAAATCTTTTTGTCAAATCTACACAAAAAAAACAATATTTTTTTAAAAATATTGTCTTATAAAATCAACTGGCTCAGCAGTTTGCATAGTACTATTTTCTTCTATTATTTCACTACTAAACAATGCACAGGCATCTGGAGCATCATCGTTTGGGTTAGTTCCAGTTGCATTGTAAAGTGTTAAGTTTTCCATAAACTTACCAACATCTGTATTAACACCATACATACCTTTTTCTGGGAAAACTAATTGTTTTTTAATTATATGTTTTTCATTTTCAATTCTTGTTGCTTTAGGCATAGTATTGTATTTCTCTATAATTTCACAATAATTTACACCTTTTGTTTTTAATATTTCAGTTATATTTTGTGCTAACTCACCAGTAACATTACTTTCTATAACAAGCAATATAATGTGATGTTCTATTATTTTTTGTACTATATCATCGTACATATCTTTTGTAGCTGTTCTTGTAAATATAGCATCTTTTAAATAATAATCCATATTTCCGTCATTTTCAACTTTTTTAAATATTGGCATTGCAAAAAAGTCTTTACCACTTTTTCTTGTAGCATCTATTACAGAATAAGCACCAATGTAGTCTGTTGACGGAATAGTATTATAAGTTCTTAACTTGTCATAACTAAATCCTAAACTTTCTGGGTTAGTAGGTATCTGTTGAAAGTTTGTTTGAAATAAGTAATCTTCAATACTTTCTTTATCTTCAAGTATTTTTTCAGTACTTCTTAACTCAGGACATACACTTTCTCCAGTTTCATAATCTAAAGCTGGAACTTGTATTATAGCAACCTTGCCATCTTCACTAATTAAAGTATATGGGTACTTAGGATGCTTAACAAATTTTCTTTTTGATTTTTCAAATGCAATTATTCTTGCAATAAAATCATCACTAGCCCATAAAGTACCAGTAATAACAATTTTATGATATTTTGCTTCCTGTACAAATCTTTTTTTCCATACTGTGTGATAGTTATTGTAAAATTCGTCATTTACTTTTTTATTCATTGCTTCTACATAGTTAGGATATAAGTCATCTATGTGTATTCTCTTACTAGCTCTCTGCCCAACGACATTAGAACTAGTTGTAGAGGCATTATAACTTGCCATTAATTTGCATCCACGAAGTTTCCAATCACCATCTGTTTCTTTTAAGAAAAAGTCCTTATCTTCTTTATCCCATTTCAAATGAGGAAAAACTTCACCAAAAGCATCGCTTTTAATTTCATTAATTACAGTTCTACTTCCGCCTTTAACAACAGTATCATTTGAACATAAAGATAGTATTGCTCCACTATCGTCTATTCCAAATGACCAAGCCTCGCTTATTTTCTCTGGATATGTTTTACCATACCCAGATGGCATATTTGCAATTAACAACTCAAAATTAGGATTTGTTTCTATTTCATCAAGATAATGTATATAACCTTGCATAATTTTATATCTTATCTTAAAAAATCCTTCTTCCTCATCCCATTCACGATACACCATATAATGTTCTAAACTAATTCTAGCACCTAACTTATAAGCATTTTTTAAATGTTTTTCATATTCTACTAAACGATTAGTATTATTATCTACTTTTATTAATAAATCTAATAATGGTATATATCTTTTTATTGCTAACTGACCACATTCTTTAACATTGGATTCAAAGTTGCAAAATAAAGCATATAAATCTTTCATCATTTCATATATTTCTTCAAATGGTATTTTTTTACCATAATTGTAGCGAAAGTTATTTTCTAAAATAGTTAATGTTTGGTCTATTAATTTATAAGTATCTTTAGCACTCATTATTTTTCCTTCTTACTAGCAAACTTTTTATATTTGTCTAATCTTTCTTGTATTTTATCAACATCTATTTCTGCATTAACATTAACTTTTACTTGTGGTTGTATTTTTTCTACCATTTCATTTTGAGCCTTCATTTTAAATATAGTACTTCTTTCTCTTACAACCCCCATTTGCGACATAGTTACATTTTCATCGCCTATTTGGTCATATATTTTTTCTGCAACAACTCTCATATTATAATCATCACTATTACGATAATTTCTTAATGTGTTAAAAGTTATACCTGCTAATTTACAAAAAGATGTTAAAGAACTAGGATAATTTCCTATTTGATTATTAACTTCTGCTAAAATATCACAATAATAGTCAAATACCATACCTAATTTTTCTGCATTGTATATTGGTTCTTGACTTGTTATAGGGCATATTGGCTTAAAAAAGTAATTATTAATAACTAATGGGTTAATATCTACTTTCCAAGCAACTGGGTTTCCCTCTTTATCCCACTTGTATTCTTTTAAATGACTATCGTGATATTTAATCATATCTTTAACTAATTCATCTTTTTTTTCTTGAACATTTGCTAACATATTGTCAACTTTTCCTTCAGTATAAAATTGTTCAAGTTCTCTTAATTCATTTTGATTTTGCTTTTGAATTTCGTAGTTATCTTCTTTTAGTTTCTTCATTGTTACCCTCACCCTAATTAAAATCGTATCACAATTTGCCAAGTTAGTCAATTTGTGTTAAAATTACATTATAGGGTTGTGAAATTATGAATGATAGATTAATAGACAAATTATCAAACCTTGAATTAGAAGAAAAAAGTATAAGGAGAGGATTAGATAGATATTATATGGATGATAAAGCGAGAACTAGAATGTTTAATAGGCTTAAAGATTTAAAAAAAGAAAAAGAACAAGTAAAATTCAAATTAAGATTAGAAAGAGAGTTAAGAAATGAAAAGTAATTGTATTTTAGCAATAGATGCTGGAAATGTTGAAAGTGCATATTGTCTTATAGAAAAAGATACATACAAACCTATTGAATTTGCAAAAGTAGATAATACACAAATACTTATGAAAATAATGGAATTAGATTATGATGATTTAATTTTAGAAATGATTGCTTCGTATGGAATGCCTGTTGGAGCAAGTGTTTTTGAAACTTGTGTATGGATAGGTAGATTTATTCAAGCAAGAAAATGTCCTGATTTTGAATACATTTATAGAAAAGAAGAAAAAATGAACTTATGTGGCAGTATGAAAGCAAAAGACAGTAATATCCGACAAGCATTAATTGACCGATTTGGAGAAGTTGGAACTAAAAAAAATCAAGGATGGTTTTATGGCTTTAAAAAAGATGTTTGGGCTTCTTATGCTGTTGGAATAACTTGGTTAGACAAACAAAAAAAGAACTATTAATTTAGTTCTTTTTTTGAAAAAAATAATTCAAAAATGGAGCGAATGTTTCCACTCGCAATTTAATAATAACATAAAGAGATGAATATGTCAATAGTAAATGGAGGGCGATGTTGGAATTGCACCAACGATAAAGGTTTTGCAGACCTTTGCCTTGCTACTTGGCTAATCACCCATAAAGAGTGCATTGCACTCTTTTATTTTACTATCCATGCTTCTTCTACAAACCTCTCACTTGGATTAAATGTATCATAAATAATGCCATAACGAATACAACATATATGACCTTTCATAGTGCATAATATAATATTATTTGGGTATTCCTTTGCTACATCACCTACTCTTTTAGGCAAATATGGTACTCTTTTATACCTTGAATCAAGATACCATATAACAAAATCTTTTTGGTCAAATAATGTTCCATTATACTGTGCTAAATCACTCAATTCATCATACACTTCATCCCAACTTCTATGAGTAGCACAACTAATACTTCTAATTACACAATCTGGTGTAATCTTATTTAGTGGGTTTTCGTTATAATAAACATAATTCATATTATCTCATTGAATTTTGTAATGATTGCATTAATTGTTGTTTTTGTTGTGGAGTTTCAGCTTCTTCATGCAATACTTTAATAAAATCTTCTAATGCTTTTACCATATAATGAAATGATTTGTCTGTTTCTTCACCAGCACCATATCTATTACGACTTTCTTGGTATCTTCCATATTCTCCAGCCATTCTATTCATTTCTTCTTCACCACGGTATCTACTATCTACACCGCGTCTGCCATAGCTGTCATATCCTGCTCCTCTACCATAGTTAGCACCATAATTATTTCCATAATTTGCACCATAATTACCATAGTTTCCATAGTTAGCCCCGTAATTTCCGTAATTTCCATAATTCATATTTTCTTCCTCCTTTATATCTTTGTGAATATCAATTAGCTGATATAAATATTCTATATTTTCTACTGCAATACCGTCTTTAACAATTTCTTTTATTAGTTTTTCTGTTTCTTCGGTTGTCTTTTCTAAAATATTTATATCTTCTAATTTTTCTTTACTTTCATTTTCCACTAATATTATCTCCTTTCTTCAAGAAGTTTTATTATTTCTTCATTTTGTTTTATTATTGTTTTTAAATACTTTTCATCTTGAGTTTGTAATTCTTGCATTAAATCTGTATTATTATAATCTTGAAATAATATTTGTAAACTTAATGTCTGTAATATTAAACTCAAATTATCTACTGTATTATTTTTCATTATCTATTTAATCTTGAAATACTAAATGTTGCATTTGTAATAATTGCTTGTGTGGTTGCTATTGGTGTTGTAGGTTCAGTTGGTGTTGGTACACTTGATACACTTTGAACTGATATATTAGTTGTTCCTCTAGGACATACTCTTAATTTCTTATCAAATGAAATTGTTTCATAGTCATCAGCAGTTGCAATAGTTACAGCTCTTAATGTATCAGGTATCATTACTCCATCTTGAAATAATGCTAATGCTACTACACCAGCAGTTGCTGTACTTACAGAAGCACTAAATTCTACATCATAATATCCTGTATATCCATTTCCAAATATTTTAAAATTTGGATTACCATTTGAATAATCTAACCAACCACAACAAGTAGCACATCTAGTTCTAATATCAGTTTCGTCAAAAGTTATTGGGCTTGCATTACTTGGTAATGCTACTGGTTCATTAATAATAGTTTCTATCATATTTTTATTTCTCCTTTCAAATTAAAACAAAAGAGAATAAGCCCTTGCCTATTCTCTATAAATTAGCAAGTTCTCGTATCCGAGTAAGTAGTATTCTACGGTATGCTATTAAATAAATTGACTTGTTGTTCCTGTGCATCCACAACCATTGTTTGCACAACTAAATATTGGTGTGTTTCCATAAACTGGTACTGTTCCCACAGGACAATTTTTTAATTCATTATATACATTTGATATAATTGATTGAGTTTGAGCTAATTGAGATGCTTGTAAATCTTTCATTAATGCTTCTCTTTGTAAATCTGCAATTTTTGTATCTTTTTCATCTAATCTATCTCTAAAAATTTCATCAATAATTTTTTGAGTATTAGCAGTTTGATTTACAAGAATTTCTTGACCAATTTGTCTTAATACTTCACGGTCTGAACAATTTTCACTAATAACAGTTGCTTTTAAGTCCTGAGTTGCTAATTTATTATCACAGCAACATTGAGCTAATTGACTTTGTAAATTAAATGCAGTATTCATATTAGCCATTTGTCTATTATTAGCAGATATTTCAGCATTGTAGAAACCATTTGAAACTGTACTATTCATATCAGCACAACAATTACATAATTGATTAGATAATGAATAAATACCGTTATTTACAGTATCTAATTGGTTAGATAAGTGTAATGTATCAAATCCATTGTTTGTATTATTCATAATATCTTTTTGACCATTTGATAGCCAAGCAAAGTCATTGTTTCCATTACCACCGAATCCACCCCAACCACCATTATTAAATAATAGTGCTAAAAGTACGATAGCCCAAATACCATCTCCACCAAAGAAACCACTATTTCCAAATCCACCGTTATTACCATAATAAACTGGATATGGATATGTGCCGTTGTTAGTAGCAAGTTCTACTGTTGGTTGAATTCCTCCGTTCATCATTTTTACTCCTTTCTACAAGACTATGCTAGTTATAGGCTTATTGGAAGATACATAACTAGCATATATCCTCCAATAAACCTACAAATAGGTTTATTTTTGTTGAAATTGTGACACCATGTTATCCCATTGCTGTTTTTTATTTGGTTCAAAACTATTTACAGTTTCATTTAAAAACTCATTAGGGTCTTTATTTTCTTTTCTTGCTTGTTGGTATGTTTTGTATGCCTGAGGGTTTATTCTCTTTAATTGTTGTTCCATCTGCTTCATCATTCCATTTGGTATCTGTTGCAATTTCTGTTGCATCATCATTTCTATTATTTTGTTCATTTTTAAACATTCCTTTCAACTCTTTAATTTGCTCTTGTAAAAATTCTATTTGTAAATCTTTTTCATCTTTTGGCACAATTTCGGTTAATTCATAAGTTTTAATTTGGTTTTGCGTATTTTTTACCCAAACTACACTCATATCTTTGCTAAAAAATGGTGTTTCTCCAATTACAGCATCCCTCATTACTTCTTCTATTGAATTTGCATATCTAATAACATCTCTTGCAGGTGCTAATTGAAAATTTTGAGTTAGATTAGTTGGTTGAGTAACTGGTTGTTGTAGCTGATTTCTCATTTTTTCTAAACTACTTATTTGTTCATTAATCTTATCAATATTCATTTGTGGATTATATGAACTAATATATGGGTTATTAAACATAATCTCCTCCTAAAATATACAAAAAAAGATATACCTTACAACTCCTCAAAATGTGTTTTAAACAAATCTAATAAGTGGTATATCTCCTTTCTAACAACATTCTTTCCTGTTGTTAGTTAAATTGTACAATAAAAAAAAGAATTAAAATTATCTAATTCTTTTTTATTTTTTGCATTATTATTACAATATTTTTTTAATTTTATTGTTTAATTCTTTTACCATAGTACTTACCTTAGATTGACTACAAGATAATAAATCTGCAATCTTTACTATACTATATCCTTTTATTTTGTATTCAAGTAATTTTGCATAATATTCATCTAACATTCCCTCTTTAATAAAATAATCATAATCTGTTTTAGTAAATTCAAAATACTTTATTCCCATATATTATTTAATTGTTAGTATAACGAATAATGCTAGTATAATAAGTAATATCATAATTATACTAGATAATACCTTTATAATTGAATACAATCTTTTGTTTTCCTTTTTGTAATCTCGTACAATTTCTAGTGCATAACTGTTTTTTTGTATATTATTTGCATTTTCATTTATTTTTTCTTCGTGGCTATGTAATCTATTCATATTTTTAATGATTTTATCCATATTGTTATCTATTTTAATTTCAAGTTCATTTATTTTTTCTTCTACATTCATACTATTCTCCTATTTAAACTTAATTAATGATAAAACTATACCAATTAACCCAGTTATAATTGCACCTACTGATGTTCTAAAAGCCCATTTGTTATTATCTTCTATTTTGTCTAGTCTTTCTTTGTTATTTATAGAAAGTGTATAAGATTTATTAGCTTTTTCTTCTACACCCTTAAAGTTTTCAAGCATTGTTTCTATCTTTGTTAGTCTAGTTATTACTTCTAATTCAAATTTTGTATCCTCACTCATAAGATGCACCCTCTTTCTTTATATCAAATATACCACAGGGTTGCAAATTAAGTCAAATCATAAACTAAGAATTTCAAAGAAAGATAAGTTTTCATGATTTATAGGATTTTTCTCATATTTCTCCTTCATTTTTGTTACTTTTTTATAAAATTTACCGTATTCTTCTGCTAATTTTTCTTCAATATTGTCTTTTCCAACGATATATGACCATAAACAATCCTTTAAACACATTTTTTTATTAGTCATTAAGCATAATTGATGGTAAAAATACCATTTATATACTTCTTTTGCATCTAAATTTAATTGTGCATATTTCTCCTTTATTTCATCCTTTTTATCGTATGCTTCTTGAAATGATGTAAATGTAATAGTACCTATATTTTCCATAATATCCCTCATATTCCCTCCTATTTTGTATAAAAAAAGGGCATAATAGTCCATAAAACTATTACACCCTAATAAGTTTACTAAATAAACACCTATTTTCCATAATAATCAGCCCCTTTAATAAACTCCACGATAGATAACATAAAAAATTAAACGACATATTAGTATTAAGAGGTACTTTATATGAATAATTTGTTATCTATCGTGCAATCTACTAAAGATTGCACAATAAAATTTAACAGTGGATTAGTGTTCTTATAAACACCCCAGAATAGATATACTACAATATACTATAACCCTTAGTAGTTGGCTATCGCTCAGTAATTGTATAAATACACACTTGATTTTCGTATATCATATTTAGATTAACTACCACATCTTATATCTACTCTAGGGTTGCCTATAAAAGACAACCAATATTGATTATGGGGTGATAAAGTAAAAATTTTACCGTATTTTTCTTTATCTAATTAAATTATATCACTTGGTTTTTGTATCTGTCAATATTTTTTTCTCTAAAAAGTAGTCATCTCTTTCTAAATCAGGGTATCTCTCTCTAATTACTTGAGATAACAAATTATATTTCATTATTTTTAAGTTAATTTCTTGTTCTAAAATAGTTAATTCTGTTACTATTTCAACTGTACTTAATTTACTTTCCATATTATCCCCTATTTTCTCCAATAGATGACAGACTACCTTTTCTTGGATAGTTATAATGATACATAATCATATTAGTAAAATAACATCTTGGGTATTTATCCATCATTCTTAGGTGTAAATCCTTATCTTCGGCATATTGCATACCGATTTGGAATCGCATATCGCCTAAAAATGCCTTTTTTATAAACTTAAACATACCATATTTGCTTTTATAATTGTTTTGAGTAGCTGGAAATCTAACTTTTCCGTTATTTTCCATATCATAAAACACCAAATCTTCACCATTTAGGTAATTATCTACGATTTTATTGAAAATATCGCCGTAAATATAGTCATCGCTGTCTATCATAACAATATATTCACCATCAGATATATCAATTCCACTATTTCTAGCATAAGAAACACCTTTATTTTTCTCATAAGTGATAATTTTTAGGTCTTTATTGCCATATTTTTGAAAATTTTTTAAAAATCCTAGTGTTTTATCAGTAGAACCATCGTTTACAACGATAATTTCAACATCTTCTCGCTTAGGAATACTTTCTAAGCACTTAATTATCAATTTTTCTTGATTATAAACTGGAATTATTACCGAAACTTTAATTTTTCCCATAGTCCACATCCTTTACATAGTACCCATATAAATCATCAGCATATAATAACTTAATCATAGGGTATCTTTCTAACATATTTTCTTGTGTAAGGTCATCTTGTTTATGTATTTCATACTTATTTCCTGCATATTTACCTTGTTCACACATATAAGGAACAGCAACAATCATTTCTCTACAATGATTATAAGCATATTTTAAGACTTTTTGAGCCTCTTTTACAGTTAGATGTTCTATAACATCTCCAAATATAACAATATCGTAATCTGGGTATTTAAAAGTCTTAATATTGCCATTATAGACCTCTCTGTATTTATTTTCTAAATTATAATTCTCTATATTTGGTTTAAATACTTCAACTGCATCCATATTTTTATAAAAATCACCTAGTAAATTGTAATAAGTACCACATCCAGCCCCAACATCTAAAATAGTTGCATTTTCTCCAAATCTTTCTTTTAAATATTCTGCTACTTGGTCTTTATAAAGTGGATAAGATGTAGCAGTATCAATTACTTCGTTACTCATCAAATAACCCTCCAATCTCTTTTTCATAAGTACGATATAGCCACTCATCAAACTTTTCATATTGTTTAGATAATTCGTAGTTTTCATCTATGGCTTTTTGTATTCCATCAATATTATCTTTTTTAATTGCTAATTCAGGGTGTTTTAATATGTAATCAATCACATTTTCTAGTTCATCTAAATCATAACACCATTTTATTCCATCTAAATTAAAAAAGTCATCTATACATCTAGCTCCATAATAGATAGGAATTGTCTTTGTAGCAAAACAATTAAGTAGTTTTTCAGTAAACCATATATCGTCTATGTGGTTTTCTATTACAACTGAATACCTATAATGCTCTAAAGTATCTATTGGGTCTGTAAATTCCCCACCGTCTATTGTACCGAATACATCAATCTTATCTTTATACTTTCTAGCTATTCTTTTTCGCTCTTTATGTAGTTCACACATTTCTTTATCAGAAGATACCATTGAAATCAATCTATCTTTTACTGGATTTTCACATCTACACCATACTCCACCCCATAAAATAGGTTTTGAATTAGGTAAAGCATTTAAAAGTTTACTATCATGCGTAAATACATACTCATATTGGTCGTATACTTGTAAAGCATATTCATAAACATTAGGTTGTATAGGTCTTGGTTCAATTAAAAGCATTACTTGTTTGCCTTCACGCTTATTTGCATATATTTGCTCATCACATACACATTTAACAGGACTATTAGCATCCCACATATCTTTATTTCCATATTGCTCATACTGACTTATTAATCGCATTTTTTTCATTTATTTTTTCTCCTTTTTATTGAAATATTCCTCCACTATTCTATGTATCATATCGTGTGAGTTTGCACTTATATCGCATATTCCTTCTTCTAAATTAGCAAATCCTATTTCATCACTTAAATAGCAATATATATAACAGTGCATTAATTCGTGATATAGAGTATTTTTCTTTTTTTCTAATGATGCTTCATTATTTAAAAATATCATTTGTGTACTTAACTGTGTACACCCAAAATACACACTATCTTTATTGTCGTCATTAAAATTAGATTTTACTTCATCCGCTGATACTTCCTTAATTTCCCACTCTAATTCATTCATTTTAAATTTCATTCTTTCACCATCCTTATATCCATTTTAACATACATATCTGTAAAGTCAAATTAAAAAGAGAGTATTAAACTCTCCAACACAATGTGAAAATAGTGCCTTTACAAGCACTGTACCAATGATATAAAGGTTTGTTAGATAAATCAAAGACTAGTCCTCTCTAACTTGCTCACTGCCCAAGCGTGTATTATATTTCCAGTGTAGATTTATAATACGAACCTTAACACTCGCTCTCATTTTATATATCATCAGTACACTACCTATAAAAGGTAATGTCTTAGTTGCATACTACTGACGCATCCAATACATACATCATTTATATGCTTTCAGGAACGACTTCGTTATTGGTCTAGGGTATTAGTCGTATTCCCTACTTAAAATATTCACACCATACTTAACTTTGAGATGTCAGCCACAGTATAAACGCAAACTAGATTTATAAGTTTTTAAAGCAACTCCATTATAACACATATACTTGATATGTCAAATTATTTTTTTGTGCGAGTTGTGGGAGAGGGTAATTGCTTGACATTTGCTTTACTGTAAAGGGGTTGGGTAAGGGTGTCAAGTTGCATTATTGGAAAATATCTTAACTTTACAAGTTATTGACATTGAATGTTGTTTTCTATTTACAAAATGTTTACAATTTTTTTTGTCATATAAAAGTAAAATATAATAATACCTTTTTACACTACCTATACATATACTATACATATAATAACTAAATAAAATAATATAATATAAGCTAATTAATTATAGTATATATATATCAATTAATTTAATAATGATATAATATATATCCATTAAATAATAAATAAATGGTATATAATAGTTATACTATATATAATATATAAACTATAATTCATATATAATATATATAGGAAAAAATAAAAAATGTAAAATAATAAAAAAACATCATTTTTCTATTGACTTTTTAAATATTATGTATTACAATTATATTAACAACAGAAAAAGAAGGAGGTGGAAAACTTGAACAGATACAAAAAAAATAAAATGTTATATTTAAAGCTATGGTATAAAAAAAATAAATACATGTTATATTTTACAATTATATTAAATATAATATTTTATGTTAGAATCATTACATGGTAATTATAAAAAAATAATTTTATAAATGGAGGAAAAAAGAAAAAAATGGAAAATTTAAAACAATTAATAAAAAATACAATTTTAAAAGGTGGTAATACCTTAACAAGTGATTTAAAAGAATCAACAGAAAAAAAAGGTTTTTATGTATCTTTAATAGGTCATGAAAAAACATTTTTATTAAATGATATAAAAAATATAGAAAAGACAATTTTAAAATATCAACAACTAATAAAAAATAAAAAAAATGTTTTTATTGGTTTATGGATTGAAAACAATTTATTTTATATTGATATTAGTAAACATTATTTAAACAAACAGCAAGCAATAAAACAAGGAGTAAAAAATAAACAGCTAGCTATATATGATATAAAAAATAATAAAAGTATATATTTAAAAAAATATGTTTATATTATTTATAAATATAATTTAATTAATAATGATATAGTATATTATAAAGAATTTAATTCTTTAAAAGATATAAAAAATAAAGAATTTAATTCTTTAAGCTATAACTATTTAAAAGAATCAGTTACAACAGATATAGACAACATTAAACAATTAATAAATAACAAGTATATTATTTTTAAAGAAAATATATTAATAAATGAAATATAAGGAGGTGAAAACGTGCAAGTAAAAAAAATAGATATTAACAACAATTACTATATTAAAATAACATACCATGAAAACAATTTTACTAGATACTATCAATTAAAAGATAAAACAACAGATAAAACTATTATAGAATCATACAACCGCGACAGCTTTTTATTAAAATTAAAAAATATAATTAAAATTAATAATAATATGGAGTGCTTGATTGCAAGCTATTAAAAATTAAAAAAAATAATTAAAAAATGGAGGTTTTAAAAGTGGAAAAAATAAATTTTAAAGATATTACTATAATTTTAGATACTAAAGGGAGTTATACAGGATTCAAGCATGAATCAATAGTTTTTTATAAGAATTTTATGGAGTTTAAAACTAGTATTAACTATTATAATAGAACATGGGAGGTTTTCACTTATCAATCAATTTTAAATAAGTCATGTAATATTATAATTGAAAATGAGGAAAAACAAGCTATTTTAAATTATAAAGAATATAACAACATTAAAAGATTAACAGAAAAACAAAAAAAGGAAATAATAAAAAACATTGATTCTAAACTATATAAACAAGCTAAACAACTAAAAAAGCTGGTTAACTCTGTTACAACTTTAGGAAAATTACAAACATATTAAAAAGATAGATAAAACTATCTTTTTTTTATGTATTATTTTAAATATATTAAAATTAACTATTTTAAACACTTTTTAAAGTGCTTTTTTTATTTATAATATAACTACATTAATTAATAAAAAAGACTAAAAAACAAGCTTTAAAACATTAAAAAACAGATATTAAAAAGCTAATAAAAAATATCATTTTTTTTATTAAAAAGTAAGATATAAAAAAAAGATATATTATAATTAGCATGTAAATTTTAAAAGATTTATATATTATTTATTTATTTATTTTACAGAATCATTAAAAAATATTTATTAATTAATATATAAATATTATAAAATTAATGTTTTTTGACAATTTACTAATTATTTACTAATAATTTACATTAATTTTACATAAAATAAAGTAAAATTGTTTACATTTTGTTTACAACTTTACATGTCAACAAATGTAAATTTACATGTAAAGTAAATGTAAAGTTCAAGGTAAAAAATTAAAAAATATAAGCCAAAATATAAGCCAAAATATAAGCCATAATATGAGGTGGAAAATATAAGCTATAATATGAGCTAGACCAAAAATATGTTCTGAATCATATATATAAAAATATGCTTTATATACATATAAATATATTATATATGAAACAGAAAAACAAAAAAAGCAAAAAAAATTACAAAAAAATTATTAATTGGTAAGATATTTCAAAAACAAGTGATAAGATTAAGGCAACAAACGGGAAAAGCATAACAAAAAGGAGGTATGATTATGTTTATAGTAGCAAAAACAATTAAAGGAAAAGAATTTATTTATGCAAACGAATCTAGTATTTATTGCAAAAATGAGAATCAAGCTAAAAAATTAGCCGAACATTTAAATAAAAACAATGAGAGTGCTATTGGAAAATGGAAATTAAATGAAAATGAATTATGGTTTGTATATGAAATTGACAATTATAGTGCAATACCTACATACAGATTAAAAAATACAAAAAATAAAATATCAATTACATATTTCTTATAATTAGTTCTTATTTCTTAATATAAGTTCTTATTTCTATAAGTGCATGTAATATTAGTTCTTATTTCTAAAAAGGAGGATTGAAAAATGAAATTATTTGTAGAAGATTTAAAAGGTTATATGGATTGTTATACTAATGTTTATAGAATTAAAATTAAAAAAATAAACAATAAAAATACATTAATAATATATTATAACTCTTTAAAGCAAGACGATTTAATAGAATTAAAAGAGGTTAGACTAGCTTTTTTAATAGACGAAAATAGTTTACAAGAATATTTTAGGTATGAAAAATAAGAGGTGATTAAAGTGTATTTAAAAAATAAAGATTTAGAATTGTTACAAGAAATTGAAATTGAATTATGGAATAAAAATAGTAATTTATATATTTATTTATACAATTTAAATGAAAAATTATTAAAACAAAAAGATAAAATGAATATAGAAAATTACAACAGAATAAAAGAAAAAAGAAAAATAAACAAAAATTATGCAAGAAAAAAGGAGGTATGATTATGAATATTATTGAAAAGCATCAAAAAAAGTATTTTCAAACATTAATAAATGCTTATATATCATTAAATATTAGACATGGTAAACAATTAGATAAAGAAATGGTTGAAACATTTTATTATAATAATTATACTAATGTAATTTTAAGATTTACAGATAAAGGAAAATTATTAAATTATAAGTTTGTGGAGGTGGATTAAATGGAAAAAATAAGACAAGTTAAAACAATTACAACTATTAATGAAAATATGGAAATTGAAACAAAAACAATTACAACTTTACATACATACAGAAATTGGCAAGAGTTAACTAGAGAAGAACAAAAAGAAGAAATTGAAAGAAAACAAGAAAGTATTTACATGTTATATCAAGAAGAATTATATCAAAGTTTTCTATGTGACTTAGACAATTTAAAATGTGAATTTAAAAATATTGAATTTGATACTATTTATTTAGATAGTAATAGTCAAGGTTGGTGGATTGATAGTGTAAAAGATTTTAAATATAACAATGAAGGTATTGATATTTATGGAGAACATATAGATATATATGATATAGATTTACATATAAGAAAATATATAGATAGTTTTGATATAGATATTTATGATTATTATATAGATAGTGATAAATTAGATAAAATACAAAAAACAAAAAAATATCAAAAATGGATTCAAGAAATAAGAACAGATATACAAAAATGGATAGATTTAGCTAATGAGTATTGTAAAGACTTAGGAAATAATGAATATTGTTGTCCTTATAATTTGGACGATACAGAAGATAAAGATTGGTTAGATAATTATTTTGCTGAAGAAGTTTTTGAAACAATAGAAAATATAGATTAATGGAGGTTTAATTATGAGTGATAAAGAATTTTTAGAATATTTAGAAAATATGGATAAAGAAGAATTTAATAAATTGTTTGGTAAAGCAATGGAAGAAGTAGATAAAGAATTAGGATTAAATTTTGAGGTGGAGCATGAGTAAAAATGATATTATTAAAATTGAGCTAGTTAAAAATGTTTGTGTAGAAAATAAAAATAGTAATTGTATATATCCTAAGCAAGATATATTAAAAATATATTTTAGAAATAAGAAATATAGAATTATAGATTTATTTAGTGAGGTAGATATAACAGAAATTGATTATTTTAGAATATTGGAAACTAAAAAAACAAAAATTAAAACATTATTTAAAGAGCAAACAGAATTATTTTAAAGGAGTGATTGAAAAATGGAAAAATTATATGAAATTTATTATGGTGATAAAAAAGAGGATTATATTAGAAGATATTTAAAAGAAGAAGAAGTTATAAACGGATTCTTAACAGAATATAAAGCTTTTGACTTATTTTATAATGGTATGATTATGTCAAATAGTTATTTAAATAATAATTATGACAATTTAGATATTCTTATATCCGGTTATAATGAAGAAGAAGATTATTATGAGGACGAATATCAAGTATTTATAATTGAGCCGTCTTTTGACGAGGAAATAACTATTAAAGCAACAGAAAAAATGGGTAATACTTTATATTATGATTTTAAAAATGAAATATACTTAACCGGTATAACAGATTTAGGCATGTCAAGGACAATGATTAGAACAGATATAAAGGTTAAAGAAGTTAAAGAGGAGGTATAGAAAATGAAAAAATATTATGTTAATATTGCTGATTATCAAGGTGGTACATGGGCAATGGGATTATTAAATACAATTAAAGAGTGGAAAGAATTAGCTTTAAGTTGGTGTGATTCTGACGACAATGAAGAATTATACAGATTAATAAAAAAACATAAATTAGATACTGAATTGTTAGATATAATTAGTGAAATATGGAGTATTGAAATAGTAGAATTTAATCAAGACAATGTTGATAAAATATTAGAATCATATACTGAAAAAGAATATTATTGGTTATTAAATGATATAATGGAAAAAATGGAGGGATAGTTATGTATTTATTATATGAAAGTTTATATGGTGATTTATTAAATGAAAATGATAGTACTTGTATTATAGGTTTATATAAAGATAAAAAACAAGCAATAGAAAAAGCTGAAGAAATCATAAAAGAAGATACAACAATGAATCAATACATTTTAGATTTAGAAAGAAACAATTTAGAAGAAGATAGTTATGTTAGATTGTTTTGGAATTGTCAAGAAAATTGGAATTGTTATTATGAAATTATAATTGAAGAATTGGAGGTAAAATAGTATGAAAAATTATTTATTGTTTGACGATTATAGTGATTATGTAGATACAAGTAGTTATGAGGATTTAAAACAATTATTAATAAGTGATATAGAAGAAGATACTTTTAATAATTTTGAGGAAAATGTAGTTAAAAGCAATTTTAAATTAATGAAGAAATTAACAGAAGAAAAATTTAATGAAGATTTTATTATACAAGAATTAAAAGGTTTTGGTTGGAATATTATTAATTTAAATGAAATTGAGGAAAATTTAAGAAAATTATTATTTTTTAGAAATTATAAAAATAATGAGTGTATAGAACAAACATTAAAATTAATTGAGGATTTAAAATATAATAGAAAAGAGGAAAAATAATATGAAGTTTAAAAACAATAGTGCAATTTATAGAAACGACAATTTAATTTTTGAAAATGGTGATTCTGTTAAAGGTAAAGCTAAAGAAGTAAAAGAATATTTATTATATGAATTAGCTAGTCAATGTATGAGTATTAATCAAGATTATGAGGAAATAGTTTATAATGGTAGATTAATTTTAGATTTAATAGAAGAATTAGAAAATAATGGAGTGCATGAATCTGTTATTATTGTAAAAGAGAATCCAATGGGTAGCTTATATTATGAAATTATAGAAAATAATGAGGTGCAATAAGTGGGAAAATTAAAAAGTTTAGTTAAGACAATTTTTGAAATAATATTTTTTCTAGTAATTGGATTTTTTAGTTTTGTAAGTGGTGCAATAAGTGGTAGTAAATGGAATTAAAAAGAATAGATTAAAAACTATTCTTTTTTTTTTATATATAGAAGTTAACATAATATAAGTTATAGGATTATTTAGTATATATTGACATAAAATAATGATATTTTAAGCACCTCGTATTTTGCTATTTTAAGCCATTTTAAGAGGTGTTTATGTTAGATAGTATATTTATATTATTTTAGTTATAACTCTTTAAATTAAGCCATAACAATTAAAATAATAACTATATTAGATTATAGAAATAGTTGTATTTCTTATTTTAAAGCCAATTTTAGCCGTGTTTTAGTGGATTTAATGGATTTATATTAGATTAAGATTAATCTTTTAAAATGAGCCTTAAAAACAAAAATAAAACTACCAAAAAAGTAGTTTTACAATGAGAAAAAATGTTTATCGTAAATATTTTGTAAAGATTACACAAAAGTTTAATCACTAGAAATATTTACATTTATAATTTTACCACAAAAAATATGCTCTGTCAAAAAATGTAAAAAAAATATGAGCTGAGCAAAAATATACTTTGATATGTTTTGAAAAAATATGATTCAGAAAATATGCTGTTATATGCTTTGATATGCTGTGGGAAATATTTCTTGGGAAATATGTCACAAAAAAAGGATATGTCAATCGCAATCGGCATATCACTTGCAAGTTTAGAATTACAAATTAACAATTTTAATATATCAAAAAAATAGTTTGTTGTCAAACTATCTTTCTCTTAAAGCCTTACGGTCTTTTCTAGCACGAGATTTTACAGGTTCTCTACGGCGATAATCTTTAGCATAAGCTCTTTTATAACGGCGATAATCCTCATTTTCTGAATAGTATTTTCTGTGGTATTCATTTGTTTTAGCCTTATTTCTTTTTTGCTTTGCTATTTGATTATCAATTTTTTCTTCTCTGTATTTTTTGTGAGTAGCATAGTATTTTCTACTTGCTTTTTCTTGTTTTGAAGTACTAGCCATATAATCAATCCTTTCCCAAACTTAGTTCGTATTTCTTATATGATTATACTATCATCACAAAATTGTGTCAAATCTAGTTCTTATTTCTATTTATCATCCCTACCACTAATTATTAATACTGCTAATACAAAACCTATAAATGTTCCAATTAATATTCCTAAAATTAATTCCATTTTATACCTCCTCTATAAAATTTTTAACTGCAACTCTAATAATATCACCAATACTTGTATTGCTATCAGTTGCTAATTGTTCTAATTTTTTATATACATCAAGATTAATTCTTAATGAAATAATTTTATTATAATTATTAGATTTAATTTTTCTCTCGTAAGTAATTCCATCACATCTAGTTATTGTTTGTTTCATTATTATCATCTCCTTTTAGTATAATTAAAGCACTTTGTATTGTATCAGTTTCTGGTCTAGTACACATGCCTTTGTTTTGACTACTTAATTCAAGTATATTTATCACTTTGTCTATTTTGTTTTGCAATTCATCAATATATTTGGTTTGACCTGATATTAATTCTATTGCCATTTCAAATGTAAATTCTTCAAATTTTCCATCTTTGTTTTGTAAATATAACTTATGTCCTTTATAATCCATATTAATCCTCATCCTTTACTAAAATGTATTTTGCATAATCTGATGGTGTTCCATATCTATCAATAAAACTTACTAAATGTGTTTCAATGTTTAAATCATAATCATTTCTTAGTCTATAAATTATTGCTGATAGTCTAGTTGCTCCATATTCTTTTATAGCTTCCCAAGAAGTAATGCTACCATATTCTTCAAGGTGTTTTAATACAGACATTGTCTTATTCATTTTTTTCCATTTTCCCATTATTTTTTCCTCCTATCTTCCCATAATTTCATTTAATTTTGCATTGCTAATTAAAATTGTGTTCATATCTTTAATAAACTCTGGATGTGTTTTTTCGGCTTGTTCATAGATTTTTTCTAATGTTGATTCACTATATTCTTTGTTTACTTCTTCCTCAATTTTACTTTCTAATTCTTTTTCAAACATTTTTTCTCACCTCCTACCCTAATATTGCATCTGATACAATGTACTCATTTTTGTTCTTATTTCTTGTTACTGAATTAATGTATCTAACAGTTGTTTGTTCACTAACATGATGTAGTACTTGTTGTATTGAATAAATATCAGCACCATTTTCATACATTAATGTAGCACTTGTTCTACGAGTACTATGTAAACTAAATGTATCATCATCTAATCCAAATCTCTTAAATATCTTCTTAATTATTTTTCTTAAACTTGTTGTTGATAATCCATCTCCATAATTTTCTGGGCTTGTTGATGTAAATATATAACCATTTGTTCTATCTCCAATATAGTTTTTAATATCTCTTAAAACTTGTGGTGATATTTTTACATATTCATCCTTTGAGTCATGTTTTTTACATTGAACCCATAAAACTATTTCTCCATTGTGTTCTTTAATATCTTCTAGTTTAGCTCTTGAAACTTCTATACCTCTTAATCCAGTTGTAATTAATAAGCTAAATAAAGCCTTTTCTCTTAAATCAGTTAAATTAGCATAAATTTCTCTTGTTTGTTCTTGAGATAATACTTGCTTTTTTGGTGTCTTTGAATATTTAGCACCTTTAATATCTACACAAATATTTTCATAAATATTATGTATGCTTAAATATTTAAATAAAGCCCTTACAGCAATCATATAAGTATTAGTAGTATTACTACTATATGTTTCCCTTAACATATCTCTAAATGCTATAATGTCATTTCTAGTAGGATGTTTAATATCGTTGTTTTTTAAATAATTTATAAAATTATTAATTCCCACACGATATGCTTTCAAAGTTAAGTCATCTACATCTAAATAATCAATAAATGACTCCTCATATTGTTGTAATCTTTCTAATGTTAATTCATTATTTCCATTTAAAATTATTTCTTTCATATTAGTTTACCTCTCCTTCACTATAAACATTGTAACACATTTATATATATAATGCAATACTTTTATATAAAAAAATGAAGATTTTTTTATTTTTCTTCATTTTTCTTTGTATTTCTAGGTTTTTTAACAGTTTTTTTAGGTTTATTTTCTTCTTTTTCTTGTTCTTTTTTTAAATCTTCAAGAATTTGATTTGCTATTTCATATAATTTAGCAACTCTTTTTTTCTTAATAATTCTATTTCTAATTGGCATTACTATAATAGAAATAATAATTTCTAATAATACTAATGAACCAGCAATTAATAATAATGCTTTAAAAATATTTAATAATGTATCCATTTATTTCACCACCTTTTCTAATCTAAAAAATTATCGTCTATATCAACTTGGTTATTATCTAAATTTTCTCTAAATTCATCATAAGCATCTTGAGTTTCTTGTTCTTTATCTTCACAAGTTTCAAAGCCATTTATTTGATAATAATGAATCGGATTATATTTATCGTTTTGGTTTTCTCTTAAATTTTCTACAAATTGTTTTACTATAATATCTGTTTCATTTGGTATTTCTACACCTTTTTTAAATTGTAAGTTAATATAAAATTTAGATTTAGTTTTGTCATAGTTATTTTGTACTACTTGAAATTTATAATAGTTTTTGTCATTCCAAGTAGTTTTAAATACTCTAATTTTTTGACCTATTTCAAGTTTATGAAATCCATATTCTTTTGTTTCTTCCATATTATCACTCCTCTGGCATTTCATATATACAAGTTTGTATTTGCTCTATATGTGCATTATCGCTTACTACACAAGTACCTACTTTTTTAATATTGTCTAACATTTCTTGGGTACAGTTACAATTTTTAAATACTAACATAGGGTTTAAAAGATTTTGTATTTCATCTAATACTTCTAATGCTCTTTTCTTATTTTCATATCTTCCTAAAACAATATTATGAAATCTTATATCATATTCCCCATCTTCTTCTATAACTGCATCTACACTAACTAAATCTACTTTTAATAAAAGTTCTTTATCTTGGCTTCTTATCCATAATTCCATATTATTCACCATCTTCTAATGTTTCATAAAATTTATTAACTCTAGCATAATATTCATCTTTTAAGTCATTTACTTCTTTTAATCTATTAGCAAAGTCAGTTTTGTTTGTACTAGAAAATAATCCTTCCATTTTCTTTGCCATAGCATTTTTTAAATGAGTTGTTTCAAGTGTAGATATTTCTACTGATTCACCAGAACTATTTGTATAATATTTTTTATTTTCCATTTTATTCAACTCCTTCAAGTATTTTTAATAATTTATCGTGTACAATCAAATGCCTTCTAGTCATTTCTATAATTGTTTTTTCATCTAAACCTTTATTATTTTCACTATGTTCACATTGTTGTATTGTTTCTATGCTTTCATAAGATGTTAAATATTCTATTGCTTTTTTAATTATTTGTTTTTCCTTATTTTCCATCTTTCCAATCACCACCTAGTTTTGTAATAATAGTTCTTAATTTTTTTCTTTGTTTTAATAGTTCTTCTTTAGCTTCTTTTTCTTGAATATAGAATTGTCCTAAATCTTCTAATTCAATTTTCATTTTTGCATTTTCTTCTCTTAATTTTTTGTTTTCAATATCACTATCAATTCTTTGCTTTGATAAATTGCTATTTTGTTGAATTAATAATCTTCTGTTTTCTAATTCTTGTTCATATAGTTTTTTATAATTTTTAAATAGTTTCATATTAATCTACCTCCTCATAATTAAATGAACTTTTATGTATTCTTTCGTATATTGAATTATCTCCCATATTTTCCAATAAAAATGTTGAACAAGCCTCACTTGACAAATGAGTATTTTTTGTACGATTTAAATAATACAATTTATTTTCGCCATCATTATTATTTTTGCACTCTTGTGTATGTTTTTCTAATAATTCGGTAACATAATTTGATTCAACTAGGTATAAATCATAACTTTTTGCTGTTATATGTTCTATACTAGCTGTATCTGTGGCATATATTCCTTTTTTCTTATTTATTTCAAATTTTAAGCAATGATTTTCAACATCGTGTACTAATGGTTCTAATTTAACTTTTACAGCACCCATATCAAACCATTTACATTTAGGTAATACAATTATTTTATTTGTTCTTATTCCACATTCTACAAGCCTTTTAACTAAATCTTCACTACCAACGACAAACTTAATTGTTGGATGATTATATGCTATTTTAGAAATTGTAGATGGTAATAAGTGGTCTTTATGGCAATGGCTTATAAATACCAGTTTAATATGTTTTAAATATTGTCTTAATTTAGTGTAGGAAATACCACAATCAAGAAGTAATATTTTTTCTACAATTATGGCATTTCCATCTGAGCCTGAGCCTAATATTTCATAATGCACTATTCATCACCTCCAATATAATCAAATATATCTTTTTGTTTATATGGTTTAATTCCTAAAACTTCATAACTTTCTTTAAAATATTCACTTACAAATTTTAATTGGTTTTCATTTAATAATGCTAATTCCTTTTCAGTATCGTGTTTATAATGACCATAAGGGCAACCCATACAACCAGTTCTACAAATATGATTATATACTTCTGGTATTTCTATATTATATTTTTTATAAATTTTATCTAGCAATTCATCAGATAAATCGTGTAATGGTGTAAACTTTTTATCTTTTGTAAAGCAAGATTTATATTGACTTCTTCTCATAGCTGATTCACTACCACGAACACCTAATATTGCTTTAAGTCCAGTTTCTTTTTCAAAATCGTGTGCTGTTTTCTTTTTTAAATAGTAACAGCATTTTGGACTTACTTTATGTAATTTACCGCTTAGTAATAATTCTCTTGCTTTTTTATTTAATGAAAAACTTGATGTATGTGTTTTACCATCTCTACCAACAAATTGTCTTGCTTGTATTCTTTCCATTAAACTTTTGCTTCTACTACCTCTTTGATATCTATCTATAAAATCATCTTGTATTTTACTAAAACAAGGACTACCATATTTTTCTTTTATTTCAAATGGTTTTAATTTAGGATATAGAACAATATCACTATTTTTTAATATTCTATCTCTTATTTCGTGATGTTCCATATAAGTGTTAATACCAACTATTTTTATATCATCTCTTTTAAGATATTCTTTTATAAACCAATATAACAAGTGGCTATCTTTACCACCACTATATGATAAATAATATGTATTTGGTTTTATTTTATCAAATCTTGATTTTAAATCTACTAAATAAAAATCAACCTCATCTATCATAATATCACTCTATTCAATATCGTCCAAACTTACATTTGCTGTTTCTTCTGGTTCAATTACCATATCAATTACATTGTCATTATTTGGATTATCTACATAAGTTTTAGAACCATCTTCATTAATTACAGCCATATCTCCTTCGTATGCTTTTTCCATTTCAACACTCATAATACCCCATTTAGATATTAATTGTCTTAGCATTGTTTTAAATGCCATAGCATCAAAATCTTTTTCCCAAAAAGTATAGCCTTTCTTTGCTCTATAACCTTGAGAATATTGCATAGCATGAGCTTCCATTTTTGCTTTTGACCAATACAATGATTTTCTAAATCCGTTAGTATATTCAAACATAGCATAGTAGCCAACAGTATTTGCTTTTTCTCTTTCTTCTTCATCCTCAATTAATTTTACTTCTATTTCTTCATTTAAAGGGTCATATTTAATTAATTCTCCTTCTTTAATAGCAAGTACATTAAGTTTTTTATATTGACCAGAACGAATTGCTAATTGAATATAACCTTTATATCCTAATTGAAATGTAGCAACTTTTCCTCTATCTTTGTCATTAAATGGTACTAAATAATAGTTACCTAATTGTGGTGATGGTGATAAATTTAATGATTCACCTAATAAAGCACCACTAAATATACTTTCGTTTGAACATTCTTTTAATGCTGGATTAGTTGTAACGGCACTTATAATTGAACTTATAAATCTTTGCCCTTTTTCTCCACCAACAATTTCATTTACTTTCTTTTGTACAGCAGTACTTGTCATAAATGAAGTAAATCCTATTTTTGTGTTTCCACTTGATTTTTGAATTGCATTACTCATATTTTATACCTCTTTCCTTTAACCAATTCTTTAATTCAACAATATTTGATTTTGTAGTTTCAATAGTAAATGTTACTTTTAAAACTTGTTCATCATCAAATATTTCTTTTGGTGGTGTAATAATATCTTCAACTTTTTCCACCATTTTTTGTTCTTCTTGTTCTTCTTTTATGATTTCTTCAGCTTCTTTTCTTAATCTATCTAATTCTTTATGTCTATAAATCACATCAAGTTTAGATTTTGTAAAGTCTAAATTTTTTTTATATTCAACAAGTATTTCATCCTTATATTCTTCAACTTCAATTAATTTTAAATCACTAGATATTTTTTCACAAAAAGCAATTATTTGTTCTTTAAGTGATTTCATACTTGCAGATAATGTTATATTTAAACCAATATCATCAAAACATACAATATCTTCTATTTGATTTACACTAAAATATTCTTTAGCAAATAGTTCTAATTCTTCTTGCTTTTCTTGTTTTAATTGATTTTCAACATTATCAATTTTTTCTTTTAAATCAGCATCGGCTTGTTTATAAAGATTACTAACATTGTCTTTATATATTTTTTCAAACTCATCATATTTTTCCATTATTGCTGATTTAACTTGTTTTCTTTGTTCTTCAAGTTCATTAAATTCTTTTGTAAGATTTGCTCTTACTTGTTTTACTTCTTTAACAGTTTCTTCATTTACTACCAAACTATTTGCTCTATCAACTTTTTCCTTTATCTCAACTGATAAATTTTCAAGTGTGGCTTTAATAATTGGTAATTGTTCTAAAACTATTAATTCATTTGTGTTGTTTTCCATTTATTAATCATTCCTTTCTAGCTTATGAAAAAAAGCACTATATACTAACAACAAATGTATTTAAGCAAACAGGTACACTTGCTGTCAGTATATAATGCTCTTTCCCTGTTTGCTATATTAATTATAGCATATATTAATTAAAATTACAATATTTATTTTATTGAGTCTAGTTGTTTCATAAACATTTCATATTCTTCTGGTGTCATTGGGTCGGCTTCAATATCTTTATCAATCCAACTTGGCAATTTTTTATTATTATTGCCATTTCTTTTTTCCCAAGTTCTAATACAAGCCTTCCAATCTCTCATATTTTCTTTTCCTATTTTCCAACCTTTACTTTCATAAAAATCTATAAATGACTCAGCATCAATATTATTTTTTCTATCTTCACAATATTTTTTTACTTCTTCCAAAGTTGGTTTAGTAAATTTTCTTTCTTTTATATTTTCTTTCTTATCTATACTAATCTTATCTATACTAATCTTATCTATACTGTGTATACATTGTGTATCCAAAGTGTATACATTATTTTCATCTAAACCTAATTGCTTTAATTCATCTTGATAAATTGTAGGTTTAGTTCTATCGTTTTGTAAATAATTATTCATTCTCCAATGTCTTATTACTATTACTCCACTTTCAAATGGAATTATAAATGATTTAGCTATTAATATTTTTAAATCATCTTCTTTTAATCCAGTAAACATTAATATTTTTTTCCAATTATCTACGAATCCATCATCATCAGCTCTCATACCTAACTCATAATATAATAATCTACTTGTAATAGGCATTTCTAAAAATCTATCTGTATCAATAACATTTAAACTAAACATTCTTTTTTGTGCCATAATAATTTTCTCCCATCTACTTTGTTTCATTTAAAAATTCAATTATTTTTTTATCATACTTATTATTTCTAAAACCTAAATACATTATTTTTAAATTCTTAGGCATAGCTACATGACCATTTTCATATCTTGATATTTCAAATCTATTTTTATTCACCATCTTTCCAATATCAGACAACGAATAATTAGTATATTCCTTTCTTAACATTTGCCACATTGTCAATTTATATCGCACCTTTCTTTATTAATTTATAAATTATTTTTATTATACTATCTTCTGTTAAATAACATTTTTTGCTTATTTGTTTTATATTTTTTTCATTAATTAACATATCAATAATTGTTATTTCAATATTATTCAAAATCAATTTATATCATCTCCTTTACTTTTAAGATAATCTATTAAATCATTCATTTTAATATGTAAATCATTAACTCGTTTTTCAAGCAATGTTATTCTTTCTTCTCGCCATTCATCTTTATTTTTTGCTTTTTGTATTTTTTCCATACTATAATATGGTAATTTTTCAGGTATTTTCTTTTCTTCTATGATTTCTACTTCCCAATTTAATGAATTAATATCTAATGTATATTCATCTAAAAATGCCAATAAATTATATTCCTTTCTTTCAAACATAAAATTAGTTGTTATATCACCTGCTTTACCATCTTTAATCATTCCTAATAATTCATATATTGTTATTTTCATTATTCACACACCTCTTTTATTAATTCTTCAATAACATCTTCTTTTTTAAAATACATATCTTCTATTTGTTCCATTATAGTTAATATTTCTTCATCTGCTTCTTCTGCATATTCTTTTAAATATTCCCACATTTTTTTATATGTCATCTAATCACTTTCCTTTTCTTTTGGTAGATATTCACCAAACTGATATTGTTTTTCTAATTCTTCCCATTGTTCTTTTATTTTTTCAACTTTTGTTTTAAACTCACTATATTCTTTATCACATTTATCACATAAATCATACATAAATTGATAATAATATTCTTGGTGTGCATCTGTAATTATTTCTTTTTTACATTTATCACAATAACAATGTTCTATTCTTTTTATCATATTTTTACTTTCCTTTCGTGTACTTCTACTTCAATATTTTCATTTTGATATTTTAATAATAGTTCTTTTAATTCTTTTAGTTCTTCTATTTGTTCTTTTATAGTTTTATCTTCTGTTGTTATTATTACATCATACATATTATTTTCTATCCTTTCTACTTTTTTGTAATATTTTAATATCCTGTTCATAAGTATTTACATCAGTTAATAATTCTCGTAAGTTTTTTAATAATTCATACTTATCTAATAAATTAATATTTGATTTTTCTATTGCATTAAATACTAAATCTAATGCTATATCTAAACTTTCTTGTTTCATTATTTACCTTCTTTCAATTCTTTTAAATAATTTAATATGTTTTTTGATACTTCAAATTCAACACTTTCATTATCAAAACAATAGTATTCACTTGCTATATATTTTTCTAATTCATCTAGTATATTATTTAATCTTTCTATTTCATCAATTATTTTATTTAAGTTTTCTAAACTTATTTCACCACACATTTTTTCATCTTTGTTTATATAAAATTCTAATGGAAATAATTTTCTTATTTCTTCTTTCATTTTTTCACCACCTCAAAATTATTTCCTAATTCTTTTAATTTTCTATTTGCTTCCCATTTATCTTTAAATATGTAAGCATCTTCTTTATCTTCTGCATAATGATTATGTGTGTTATCTACTTTTTTAGAATAGTACATCTTGTTTTCTTTATGTCTTATGTAATATTGCATTATTTCACCTCATATTGTATTGCTTTATGTTTTAAATAATAATCTCTATGATATTTTCTTTTTTCTTCCTGTGTTCTTTTAATACCTCTATCTTTTCTATGACTATTATTTTTCCATCTTTCTAACATTGTCTTTCTTGCAACTTCTCTTTGATGTTTTGTATTCTTTGCTAACCCTTTTTGCCAAGCACGATTAGTATTTTCTTTTGGTGTTACCCATTCAAGATTTTTTGCATTGTTATTTAATTTATTCCCATCTAAATGGTCTACTTGTTCATAATTATTAGGATTAGGAATAAACATCATTGCAACAAGTCTATGAACTGCAAAATATTTTCTTTTTCCGTCTTTAAATAGACCAACAAAATAATATTTGCAATTATTACTTCTAATTGTTGGTTTCATTATTTTTTCTTTATTACAGTGCAAACTTTTAATATTCCCTAAATCACTAACTTGATATAACCCCTCATATCCTTCTATATCTTTAAAGATTTCATTTGACATAATATGTTACACTCTCCATACTTTCCCTTGTTACTATTGATTTAATTTCATCTTCAAAAATTTCAATATCTCCATCTCCATCATAAAATATTACACATTTTTTCCCTTTTACATCTACTCTAACACCATTAACATAATCTCCTACTTCTATTAAATCTATTATGTTTGGGCTTGATTTTAAAACAATATTATTTATTTCGCATGAAAATACAATATTTGCTATATCGCCTGTCCATAATTCATCATCTAATTTATCAAATTCATAAAATCCATCATAATTATCATATTTTCCTATATATTTTGTTATTCCTAATGGTGTTCTTACATAATCTCCTACTTTTAACATAATTACCTCCTATTTTCTATTTTTATGCCCCATTTTGGGGAGTTTTAACAAAATTAATACAATTAGTCATTCCAACCAATATCGTCCAAATATTCCATTAATTTTGCTTCATCATTTTTAAGGTCTGCTTGTTCACATTCCCAATCGTCCTTTTCTTGTTGTTCTCTATCGTTTTCTCCAGTTATGTCATCTAAATAATCATCGTAACTTTCGTACATCTTTATCACCCCTACTTCCTAACTGTTATCATCATCTTACAACAAATAAAAAAACTTGTCAATACATTTTTTAAAATTTTTTAAAATAAAAAGAGAAATACTAAGATTTCCCTTTATATTTATGGTATTCTTTGATAACATCAAAATCTAAACCTTGTTCTAATATGTATTTATTTTTAAAGAAAAAGTATTGATAATCATTGCAACCTACTCTTGTTAGGTATATACCATTTTCTAATACTTGTATATTAGGTGTTATTTGACTATCTACTATTCTTTTTACTATTATATCTAATTCTTGTTTTGTTTGACATTCACCAAAGTATTTCCAACCATTATGTGTTTGTATATTTACTTGATACATATTAATATAACCTTATATCATCCCAATTTGTAGTGCCGTGTGCATAGTTTTGTTCTACTTGATATTGAACTATGTCATATAAATCTCCAAGTGCATTTACACGTTCTTCACCATTGCCAAAATCACCACGAATTGTACGTCTTACTAAATCTAATATTTCTTCATCAGTTGGTTCAGAAGGTTCTGGGGTTGGCTGTGGTTCTTCATTAACTATACATTCATCATTTACCCAACCAATATTTCCATCATCTAATAAGTATGGGTTTCTTGCACCATATACTATATTAGTTATTGTTCCAGTAGTAATTGCTGGTACTAATTTTTCAGTGCTTACACTTGAAATATATACACCATTAATATTTACTACATCTCCAATATGATATTCAGTAGGTGTTGGTGGTACTGGTTCTGGTTCATCAGTATAATCAATATAAATTAATTTACCGTGCCAAGTCCAAATTGTTCCACTTTGCATACCATTATATGTTCTATTTCCATATTGGTCTATATCAGTAATAATACATCTATAAGTATCCCAAGCAACAGTACATTCAAATACTTTGCCATCTCCTAAATAGATACCACAATGTTCATAAGGTGTTCCTGCCATACATAAATATTCTCCAACTTTTAAATTACTAAAATCATTAGATACTTCTGTACAAAAGTTAATTCCTTGATTAGCACCAAAGTCTGCTACACCATTTGAACCATATACAGCTCCACCTCTAGGTAAATTAGGGTCTGCTTGAAAACCCCATAATAGTCCTTTAATAGAACATACACAATCCATTAGCCATAAATTATTCCATAATGTACACCAAGTACCATTTTCTGACCAATATGTGTTTGGTACATCATTTACTAACCATAGTAATTTGTCTTTAAATTCTTTACTTGTAAATACCATAATCATTCTCCTTTCTATTTTGATTATACTATATAAGAAAAAATAGAGCAAATTGAACTCTATTTTACTTTTTCTACTTTAACTTGATTATCTTTGTTATAGTTGTATGTTGATATTCCTAATATTGTACATAATAAAGTATCAAATGCCATTATTGTTCCACTTATTTCTACTCCATAAGGAATATTCCATATTTTAAATACTGCTACTACAAATGTTGCTAATCCCGGTAGAACATACATTGCTACTTTTTTCCAAAAATCGTATGCTTTATTTGATAATTTCATATTATTCCTCCTATTAAACATTTCCTTGACCTTCAATTTTATATATTTTAAATCTTGCACCATTTACTGCTTTAACTGTCATTTGATAATTAGATGTATTATAAGTAAATGTTAAATGGCTTGAAGATGTTTGAAGTAAATAATTTACACCACCAGCAAAACCATTTATTACACCAATTGTATTATTATAAGGGTGGCTATCTATAAATAAATAAAAGCCACTTCTTTCTAATTGATATATTTTTGTTTGATTATCACTTACTTGTGATTCACCTGTTGTTGTGTATAGCATTGATAATTGCAATAAAGTTGATGATAATGACCTATGTTTTAATGTATATCCTAATGATGAAGAATAAGTTATTACAGGAAACAATGTTGCATTTTTTTCTTCTGTTAATAAATCAAACCTATAATTATTTACTTTATTGGCTGTTAAATCACCATCAATATTGGCATTTCCATTTACATTAAAATAATTAGTGTCATTCTTTCTATAACCATTCCATACTGGTAAACCTTGTGGTAATGTATTTGAATTTGTTTTTGTTATGCCTATTATATCAGATATTGTTATTGACCATTGTACTGATTTTTGATAATTCATACCAGTTAATTGTTTAGTTCCAGTAAATGATACTGTGTTGCCACTTGTTGTTGTTGTTATAGGTATTGTAGTAGATACTTGACTTCCACCACTTTCAGTATATACTAATGTTGCTGTTGGTGTTTCTAAATTTGTTAAACCAGTGCCACTATAATATGTTCCACTTATTGATATATCTATTGTACTACCTGTTGGTGTTGTTCTTGTTACACTTGAATTTAATGTAGGAGTAAAATATGCAACGTGTGTCATTGCAGGTGTTGTTGATGCGGTTCTTCTGCCATCACTTGCAGTTATTGTTAATGATTGACCAGTATAATTGTTATTTGTATATGGACTTGTTATACTTGTTGAACCAGTTGTATATCCTATACTTCTACCATAAGTTGAACCAGTATTTGATGAGGCAACAAATGTATAAGTTGGTTTAGATAAGTTTGCAATAAATGTATTTGAATTTGGTTTGTAATTATTATAAGCTGTAACACTATCTGCTACACTTGATGTTGTAAAACTTAATGAATAAGTCGGTAATTTAAAATATGTTAAATCGCTATAAGTTCCAACTAATGTTGTCATAGCACTTGATGTATAAGTTTTTAAATCACAAATTACGCCTTTATTGTCTAACGATGTTCCTATCCAATTATATAATTTTTGTCTTGAAGTAGCATCTAAACTATATTCTGTTCCACTTGATATACCATTAAATGTTGCTATTGTTTCTGTTCTACCAACTGTCATCAATACTAATTGTTGATAAAAAGAATTGGCATATTTTGTAAAATTTACTTTTACTTTTACAGTATTTCCATCGCTTGATATTGAATTTGTTATACTATTTATTTTACTTGCTCTAGGTATAGATTTTAATGTTGCTTGACCACTAAATGTTGTATCACCTACACCAGACATATATGCCCTAGCAGTTAATGTTATTGTTTTAGAACCATCGTTTTCGTGTGGTATTTCATTATTAGCAGTTGATTCAGTAATTGTTTCAGTTCCTGAATACCAAGAATTTGTTCCACTTACCGTTGGAGCATAACTACAAGTAAATGTGTAGTTTTGACTATTTGCCCAACCGTAATGTAATTCTGACCTTAATCTAGTCTTAATATACGATTTATTATTAGCAGTATCTTGAGATACAATTATAGCATCTAAATAATATGTTATTTTTGTACTACCAAAGTCCCATACGGTACTTGCTACATTAGTCCAAGTATTTAATGTATTTATTGTTGCCATATATTACCTCCTATGTTAAGAAGAACCCTGCACCAATATTTCCATCATTATCGGTAAATTGTTCTATTCTTCCTTTTCCATTTGCACATTGTAAATATGTTGTAACTGTTAAATTGTCAGTTCTAACTATTGAGTTACCATAAGTTAATGAATTAGGGTTATCATCATATCCTGAAAAAAATATTTCGTTGTTATGACTATCATCTACTTCCAAACCTTTATAGTTTATTAAACTTGATGTTGGAGCATCTGTTTTAGTATATCTCATACCATCTTTATCAAATATTGCTTCAGTTGATACAACAGCACTTACTGTTACACCATCTACTCCAGTTCCATCCACTATTTGTTGTACTTGTGTTTTTGTATATGTATCTGTTTGCAATTGTGTTACTTGTGTTGTTATTGTATCAATACTATCTAATGTTGCATAATTGTTAAATTCATTCATTATTTGATTATAATGTTCGTTTTCTGTATCTTCTAATGTTTCAACTTTACCAGTTTGAATTGCAACAGTTCCCTCAAGATTATCTATTGTAGTTCTTGCCCATTTTTCAAAAGATTGTTCGCCTTTAAGAGTAACATTTTCTTTTCTTTGCTCTTTACCTATTACTGTTGAAAATGTATTACTATGTCTGCCATTAAACGTATATACATTATTAGCTAATGTTGTTGCAATTACTGTTTCATTTTCATCACTATCATCATAAAATTCAATTAAATCGTATGGGTCAATAGCAGGGTTTCCTAACATTTTTTGTGTAGTAACACTATCTAATGCAAAACCATTTAATAAATTATATATATAACTTACTTGTTCGTATCTATCAATATATAAATTATTACTATCTAAATATAAAGTTTCTAGTTCTTCATTAGCATCACTTTCAAATTTAACTATACCACTTTCATATACTACCCTTTGTATTTCAAAAGGTGTGCCAACTTCAAATGGACTAGGTAATATACTTTTTGGTATTCTCCAAGTATATAAATTATTATAATCAATAAATATTAAATGACCATCTCTATTAATTGTAGGTGTGCATCCACATTGGTCTGCTAAATAACAAATATATGTTGTGGCTGTTTTTGAATTATCATATACACCTATTTGGTCATCTTCAAATTCAAATGATGTTATTTCATTTGTAACACCTGCTTGAGTACATATATCTTCAAGTATTTCTCTTTTTGTTGCATACCCTTTTTTAATATATACATCGCCAGTTATTGCATCACCAACATTATAATCTGTTCCTGCTACTAATAACACATATTGTAAATATTCACTATCATAAGAATAATACATCGTTTCTTCTTGATATGTTTCGTCAGTTGTTAATACAAAACTATCTTCTATTAATGCTTGACCATTATAATTAAAGTCAAACTTAACACGATTATCTCTTAATTTTAATGTAACTTTATTATCATTTACAACTGGTTGGTCTTGTATATTAAATATTCCAAGAGGAACATATTCATAAATATCGCCTAAACTGTCGCTACCTACGATTGTTCCTATTGAAACTTTAACTTGGTCAACCAAATCTTCTAAATCTACATCGTGCAAAATAATTTCTAATTCAGTTGATACAAAGTTTGATAATGTAAAAACTTTATTACCATCGTTTGGCATTATTCTTGCTTTTCTTGTTATTCTTTCACATTTTGTACCAAAATCTTGCATTTCTACATCATTAAACCATATTTTTGCTTTGTTTGTACTATCTCCTCCATAAAGTATATCTACATATTGTTGAGTAGTACAATGTGTAAAATTAGTATATGCCATATTATCACTACTCCTCTACAAAACCTATATTTATATCAGTATAAATGTTTTTTGTTGGGTCTGTTGGATGTACATAATACTTATGATATTTAATTGTTGCATTTCTATACATTTTTTTAGATACAAAAGCCCAACTTGGTTCATAAAAGAAATAACAATCTAGCCATACATTAGTTGTTCTATCTAATAAATCGTGTAATTCTTGTCCTGTCATTGTTGGTATATTAAATTCAAGTGTTGCTACATCGTGTCTAACTCTATTTCTTATTGTTCTACCTTCAAGATTTGTATAAGCATCTAAGTCAACATCATTTGCTGATACATCGTGTTCTGGTAAAGTATTTACACCAGCGATAGCATAAGGAAATTCTTGATATGCTCCTGTGCTACCCCAAGGTTTAAAATACATCTTGTCGTAACTATAATTCATAATCAATCATCTCCTTATCCTATTCTAATTGCATTGCCATTTGTTCTTGCTTGTTCTTGTAATTGGTCTAATGTATATGTTGCAAGTAAATGACTATCATCTAAATATATATTAAATACTTGCTTTTGATTTTGTGTATTACCTATTTTTTTGTCTAATAAATCCATCATTTGAGTTTGATTTGCAACAAATGATTGTCCACCAATTTGCCCTACCAATTCAGGTCCTCGTTCATTTGCAATAAATAATTGTCCAACTTGTGGCAAACCACCATTAGCAAATTTTGTTCCATAAATTTTATTTAAAACCCAAGACCTATCACTTGCATTTTTATTAAATATTGGGAGAGAACTTATAACATCAAATACTCCTCCTGCAAAATTTGCCATAGTATTTTTAATTTGATTTTCATCTGCTTCAGCACGAATTTTAAATTTAAAATCCATGCTATCAACTTTGTATTTAACACCTTTTTGGATATCATCAATTTGTTTATCAATGTTTTCTTTACCTTTAGATAAATCAACATCAACACCATATTGGCTCAATTCATCATTTATAGCTTGCATATATCTGTCTGCTTCTTCAGAGCCTTCCTCATAACTATCATTAATATTTTGCATTATAGTTAATAAATAGTTAACATAGGAGTCTTCCATGTCTTTAGCGTTGTCAGTATATTCTTGAGTTAAAGCCTCACTTGCTAAAAATAAATTCCAATATTCTTGTGAACCTTTTTCTGTTTGAGCCATAGCTTCTTCAATTAAATCCATTTGAGTTTCATAGTCGGATTTCATAGCATCCGTTGTTTCTTTAAGTTTAGCTTTTGTTGTTGATAAATTTGTTGTTACTTCTTCCCAACTTTTTGCATTTAATTTTAACGATTCACTTGATATATCAATATGTGTTTTAAATTTTTGCATTGAACTTGGTGCTTTTTTATATTCGTTATGTAATTCTAATAACTTTTGATAATATTCATCAGTTGATATTTCATTATTTTCTAATTGATGTTGTAGTTCTAAGGCTTTTTCAATATATGCTTGTGTTTCTCCTTCTTCTGCAAGTTTTTTTCTGTAAGCATTATCAATTACTTTTTGTGCTACTTGGTCAGATACATAACCTTGGTCTTGCAATCTAACAATCATACTAGTAATTGCATCAAAAAATGCTTGAGATGCTTGATTAGATGCCGTTTGCATTTCATATAAATATGAATTAATTTTACTAAGGTCTTCTGCTGTTATTTCATAACTGCCTGCTGACATTTGAGTTAATAATAATTCTAAGCCATCATTTGCACTTTGAAAAGCATCCTTGCTTTGAGATAAAACATCTATAAAGTTTTGTGTTTGACTATATTTACCACTAATTGTATCAAAATATCTAGTCATAGCATCGGTATAATTGTTTAATGTTACAACATCATCTTCTGTAACTGGCGAAAATAAAGAATACCCATCCAATTGTTTTCTAATGTCTTCAATTACATCAGCATATTCAGATTCCCATTTGCTATCAGTATTAAATAACCAATTGCCTATATCTATTCCAGCATTATATCCTGCTTTTTTAATTCCTTTAAATGGGTTAACAAAATCTGTCCAATTATATGATTGTTTTTGAGGTTCATTTAAAACATATTTTGCTTTTATTGTATTCATCAAATTTTTTATTTCTTGTGGTGCATTTTCTTCATAGCTTTTCTTTTCTGAATCTGTCATATTTCCAGCTAAATAATTGTATAAATTTTTATCTTTTGTAGCCTTTGTTAATATTTCGTCAATTTCATCACTCATATTGTTGCTAAGATAATTTTTTGTATTAGATTTAATAGTAAATATGTCTTTCCACATACTAAACATATCTTGGTCTTTATAGTCAGTTAAATGAAGAACATCTATTTTTTCTAGCCAACTATATGCTGTTGGTGATAAATTTTCTAATGCTTGAAATTCTTGACCCAAGATTAAACTAATTAGTTCTCCACCACCAATACCACCAGCAATAACTCCAAATGCTTTTACCATTGGCATAAAATTTAAACCTGTTATTTTAGTAAGCATTTCAGCTATTTTTGAAATTCCAGTATATATAGCACCACCTACTGCTAATGCACCTAATACAGTTCCAGCAGTAATATGGTCAAATTTCCAACTTATTTCGCCAGTTAATGGATTAATTTCTTTTGTAAAGCCTAACCATTCCATAATGTTATCTCTTATTTTTTCGGCTTTCATTTGGACTTTGCCCATCATGTCATCATATTCACCAAATGCTTTATTGAAGGCATCCATTATTTTAGGGTCAATGTCACCAATACCGCCAACGCCACCACCAGCAACTCCTCCAGCAGAACTTGAACTTGGTGTATTAATAACATTTAATTTATCAAAACTTCTTAATCCTTTTAATTTATTAGCTAAGTTATCAACAGCTTCTCCAGCACCACCTAATTCATCTTCTATATCTTGTGCTAAATCACTTACACCAACTAATCCTGAATAATCAAATTCTGGCATTTTAAAACCAAGAAATGATGCTAATAAATTAAATATTTCAGTTAACGCCATTAATATACCATTTATCCATGGCAATACTTTTTGTAATATAGGGTAAAATATATTACCTACTGCTCTTGATAATCTATCCCATTGTTCGTGCATTACACGAATTTGGTTTGCTGATGATTCAATAGTACGAGCATAGTCGCCTTGAGAGGCTTTTAACTGATTAGTTAACGATATAACCATTACAAGTCTTTTTTCAACATAAGATAATTGATTAATTGTTCTATCTAATCCTAAAGCATCAACAGTAGTTTGTAATGTCTTTTCAGTAATGTCTGCTCCAGTAGCACTACGAATTGGTCTTACTTGACCTGCTAATGCAGATTGTAAAGCATTTGAAGCTCTATTTAAGTCTAAGTTGTATAATGAAGCAATATCATTGGTCATTTTAACCATTATTTCAGATAAATTTTCTGCTGTTTCAGTAGGTAATTGCATAGCATTTGCTAATTGTTTAAAAATACCAAATTGTCTAGTCAAACGGCTTTCATCTAATCCATATACTTCTGACATTTTATCAATATATGTTTCAATTCTTTTTGAAGATTGTTCTATTGTTTCATT